TAATCCCATCCCCAAGGGGTGCTTGGGAAGACAGAGTTCCAAACCACTCATTTAGGCTAGAAACACTCATTATCCCATTAGTTCGGTCGGATGTTATCCCGACATTCTCAATGAGATCATTTGTGGTCAGAAACCCTGCTCTAAATAATCCACCAGATTCGGCTCCGGGAATTACAAAACTTTCGTCGTTGATTAGTACTGTAACATTTGGTCTGGCCATGTAAATCTCTCCTAGGTATAATCAGTATTATTTAGACAAAATGATATTTAGGTCACTGTAAACCATCTATCTTCACCGTCCCACTCGCCTTCCTCTTCTGACCCTGTGGAAATAAAACCAAACGGGGTCATATTCTCATTCATTCGTTCTAATTCTTCTTCATATATTCCAGTTCTAACGTCCCCATCGACCAATTCTTTAAAATATTCCTGGCGAGTCATCCAACTATACATCACTAAGCACATCACCAAATCGTCTGTGTGACCATCATCAGCCTCAAATGATTGTTTTTTTGCAACAAAGGTGGTCAATTCGTTGATAATTTCAATATCTTTAATTATCAATTTGTCCTCTTCTATTAGGCTTTTGAGAACCGAACATCCAATCTTTTTAACAGGAACGCTGGTGGTCAAACCCATTTTAGTGGTGGATCCAGATTTACCAAAACCAGATGATATCGTTTGTCCTTTTGCACCCTTATTGGAACATTTTATTAAATTTTCATATTCCAAATCATAGTGGATAATATCAGCCACCTGACCCCCAATATCATTAACTTCAACCAAAACATATGCATCATTATATTGCCTCGCCACAGCAACTATTGCAGTAGGAAAAACCATAGGAGATACAATGTTGTTTCTATATCTGGCCACAACTCGATGTGGCATTTCTGTGGAGTCAATCACACAAAACGCACTAAAGTCGTTTCCTTGTCCCCGAGAAGTGTCTACTGTTATGAAAAATGTCCTGCCTTCTCTGGCCTTCTCATATATCCAAAGACCATCTTTGTTTTTTATAGTTGGTTCAGAATATGTTAAATCTCTAAGTTTTTCAGATTCTATTAGGGTGTTTTGACTGCCAATGAACTGGCATTCAAATTCAATTTTAAATTGATGTTCACTAGTATTTGCAATGGTTTGCTTTTTCCATTTTTCATCCCTCAGTGGTCCACCTGGGTATTGTGGAACTTCATTCCAATTCACTTCTATGGCTTTATATTCATTCTTTCCCATTTCGCCTTCTTTTTTGGTAGCCCCCTTCCAAAAGTAGTAATACATGTTTAGACCGTTGGGAGTTGATACCATAAAGACTTTTGTCGTTTGACCAGCACTAATGGTGGGATACACCGAACTGAAGAATTCTTCTGCCACATTATTAGGAACGTGGGCAAATTCATCAAGCAAGATGAGATTGAACGAACCACCACGGATGGCACTGGATGAGGTAGACGATGCAATAATTCTGGAACCATTTTCCAACTGAATTGAATTTTTATTCCATTCAATAATTCCTTGTTGCAACCACAATGGGAGGTATTCATATGTGAGTTTTAATCTACTGAGTATTTCTTTTGCAGTTGCTTGTTTATTGGCCAGAACGGCGGCATTCATACTCTGGTTAAAAAGAACATAATGAAGAATGTATGAAATGAAAGTTAAACTTTTACCACTCTGTCTTGGAAGTTTAGCAATAACAAAACGGTTATTGTGTACAGTTTCCACAAGTTCTTCTTGATAGTCATAAAGATTAAAGGGTATAAGACCTTCATCCAGAGAAACTACTTTGATGTATTTTTCGATAAAATAAGCAGGATCTTTAGCACATTTGATGTACTCTTCTACCTGTTCTTTGGTAAATTCTATTTTCACCCCGGCTTCTTTTAAATTTACGTTGCCGAGGTATCCACCCTTTTTACTCACCATTGCTATTATCTACTATTGCTTTTGTTCTACTTCTGGCTTCATTAATTAAATCCTGCAAATCTGTCGTAGAACCAACATAAATTGAATTGTTATTTGTTTGATTAATGTTAACTTCTTCTTTGTTTATGTCTTTAATTTGTTTATGAATTGAAACTAAATCCTGATTGATCTCTGCTACATTTTTTATCATTTGTGCCGCGACTTCATATGCTCTAGGAGAATCTCCTTCATATGCAACTTTTAGAATTCCCTCTATGGCACTCTTTCCGGTTTCAATCAATTCTCTTATATTATTTCTTGCTAGATCATAATCAGAATTTAGATGATTTTTCTTTAATTCTTTGGACGCTTCTGGTGGAGTTTTGACTATTGCCAGTGGTTTTGTCTCCTTCACTTCAAATTCAACATCAAGAGCATCCGATAGTTTATCGTTAACACTTTTTTTATCATTCATAGAACACATCACTCCTATCACCGGCGGTCGAACCCGTTGCTCTAATACGTACTGTGTGTTGATCTGTAACAGATGGCCAGTTGTCTCCAGTAACACCAAACAGATCGACGTATGAATCCAGAATAACCTTTCCTGTCTTTTCTGGACCATATACGTAGGTTTTTGCTGTAAATTCAAATGTGCTTATTATACTTCTTCTATAATCAAAATCACCCTCATAATCCTCTACTGTAGATATTGAGTTTAAAACTATAGGAACATCAACTCTTTTGTTTATATCATTTATGTTCAATGAAACAATAAATTCAGGAGTAAAGTATGGGGCTATTTGTTCTATAATTTGAAGATTATCATCCATCGTTCTCGTGAACGCATATAAACCGAAACTGAGAATATAAGGAACTTCGTTATAATTCCATTTGTATTGATTATCATCATCTATGGGTGTTGTTCTCCGTTTTCGGAGTTTGTTTGTTTTTCTTAGAGGGTCATATATAATACTCAATAAATCAAATCCAAGTCTTGGTAGTGTTATGTGTACTTTGGTGTTATCTGAAATTGAACTTGATTCTTGTATTCGTCTTATAAATTTTTCTTTCGGACCATACGAAATGGGTATTCTTACCCTTTCTTTTTCGGTTCCGTCAGAATTTTTATGGGAGATATAAATGTTATCAAACAATGTACCAAAACCAATGACTAATTTTCTAATAGATTCGTTATAGAATTGAGTAAACATTAATAGTTCCCGCCTTCACTGAATGGGTCTGTGTCTGTAAAATCAAATATGTCTTCAATGTCTCGAAGCAATTCCATTTCTTCGTTGTCTCCCACATTATCATTAGATTCTGGATCGTTTGGTATTACTATAGTTGTGGTGGTCTTAGATGATACTTCATATTCAGCATTAGATACTGCACCCTTAATGGTTTCTTCGGTGTCTGTGGAGAACGATCCAACAACATTAGTAATGGTCAACTTAGATGTGGTTCCGTCCCAATCAGTTGCAATGGCAGTCGATGTGGCATTATCTAATAATGCAGCGGCACCAGTGACCCCCAGAACTTGATATACGGTTTCTCCTTCAAAGAAATTGACATATGCACTAGCACTAATCCGACCACCTAGCGTCAATTCGATTGCAAATTTCTTTCTTTCTTCTTCAACAGAATCAATGTCGCTTATACCCGTATCAATTTCTTCGTGATTATAGGTGAAGGTATCGCATGTCAATTTGTATATAAACAATTTGCCAACTTGGTAGAAAGGATTTTCATGTTCAACGAAATTAATTTCAAAAAGAGTCTTACTGAGTGGGAAATAAATTAAATCGCCTTCTCGTGGGCGTGTGATGCCTTCATATGTTCCGACGGCTTCTTCGAAACGAGTTCTCGAAACATTAAGAACGATTGAATCTTTTATTTCAAGACCAAATTTGGACACAATATCACCACGACCAGAAAACCCATCAATAGATTCAATATACATTTCAATTTGATATCCATCATCAAATTTAGAAATGTCATCCTCACCAAATAGAGTATCTTCGTTGATTAGTGTTCTGGGAATATAAACCATGTCCTTGCCCATCATCTTGATGATTTCGACAGTAACGTCGTTGGTTAGGTTTTGTTCCCCAGAATAATCTTTAAAATATGGATTTTGGGCCATTTATAATACCTCTATCACCCATTCATGAAGTCAATTGGGAGTTCTGCTTCTAGTTTCATTTCTTCTCTAATTCTCATCACTTCTTCTTCTCCTTGAGATATTAACTGAGAAGCATTAAACGAAACTCCACCCGGAAGTTGAATTCCTTCAAATTTAGAAAGGTTCTGCCCCCACTGTCTTTTTATTAATGCAGTCACATATCGTTTTAAATAACGGTCGTTCCATATTTCTGGAAACGTGTCTGGGTCCAGTCTAACATATGCATCTATGATTATATTTTCACCTGTAGTTATTTCTTGGTTCCAGTTCATGTCTATGTGGAGTTTGTTAGTGACTTTACTGAACCGGACAACTTTTTCTGGTTGAAAGAAATCAGTCAACATGCTAATATATCGTTTTGTTGAATCATAACTAGCCAGACCCATTGAACTGTTGCCACCGAGCCCTCTATTGATTCCAAAATAATCCATCAATGCCATTTGATACCGAACATCAAACATGTTGATATTTGCAAAATCACCAAATTGGAATATTTTAGTCACAGTCACAATATCTTTACCTGTCGGGCCATCGCCACTATACCCATTCACCGCACCTAGATTATCAGTGTCAATAAATTGATTGGCTATGTCTTGCTCCGTCATTTGATATTTAAAATATGCTCGTTCAACACCATCAAAGTGTCGCTCGACGAAGAAGTCTAAAGCATCATCGAGCCTGTCTTGTGCCTGCTCATGATCAACATTAATTTCCACCACAGGATGACCAAGCGCCCTGTATGCATATTCTATAAGACTATCTCTTGATGTGGGTGTTGCCATAGAATTCTCCTATTTATATGTATAAAACAATAAACACCCCTACGGGGGATGTTTATTGCATAAGAGAGGATAATGTCGTTTTATTCGGGTGTTTCTGGTGTTTCTGGTGTTTCTGGTGTTTCTTTCATCTCTTCTAGTTGGTTCATCCTCATTTCGGCCTGCCGTTTTTGGGCTTCTTGTATTGCTTTAATTTGCTCTTCTGTCATTTCAGGGAGGGTCACGGGAACCTGTTCTAGTTCTTTATATGATATGTTTTCGATATAATATTTTCTGGTTACTGGTTCTTCTGCTTCTTCTGGTGTGCTGGGTCTATAGTTAGTAAACCCAGGCATCTGCAAGGGACATTGGACCTTGGGGTAGTCCAATTTGCTATATTCGTCTGAATCCGCAATTAACCAAGTTCCTTTTCTATCACCACATCCACACGCACCACAATATTTCTTATTTTTTCCACCCTCAGCCTCACTGTTCATCAGGTGTTCACATGGAGGCAACTCCCCACCAATGTGTTCGTTTCCAATGCAACTCATTACACGTAATTGTTTATTTGCTCTGTTGATTTTATTATTACTAAATCCCCGCGAAGCAATAGATGTTGCAAAACTTTGAATCATGCTCATTTTTCGTTTAAAGAATCCACCACTGTCGGGTGTTTCTTGTTCTGTGAATTTTTTATTACCACAACCACAATCTTTTTTTTCTTCGTTGCTCATAATAATCTCCTGATCAAATATCATATCGGTTTTATATTAAATGTCAATCAATTTAACATTTATTATATTTATTGCACGGGTTGTGTAAGGAGTTGGGGTTGCAATCAAACCACATACACGAATGTGTTTCCGGAACAAAGAGTTTATTTCTTGTTGTGGCTTTTGTTGTTTCTGTGGATTCCTTTAATTTGTTCCACATTCTCAGTTGTCTGTCGTCCAATTCCGAAATATAAAATTCATCTGGGAGAATATTAGTCGATGATGTGAATCTTTGGGAACATTTGTTCTCTATTGAGCATTCCACCTTTCCGTTTACCCAGTTGCATGTGGTTAGCGATAAGCACTTTCCATCAGGATATGAAACACAATTATCACAACATGGTGATGATTTGTCACACGAATCATAGTATTTATTTTTCCCAAATTCATTACCCGATTCTAATAGATGCTGATTTGTCGATGAGACGTGTGTGCCATATCCAGAAGAATCTAAATTAGAACTGACATATACATTATTGGCAGTTGTGTTGGAAATAAATTCTAATGGATCAAACTCAGAGTCTGACGTAATAACCATCAATTCTCGACTTTGTGAAATAATTCCAATTGGGTTTTTGCTCGCTGTTATGTAGTTTCCTTGTTGAACACAAGATTCACAAAATGTTTCCATGTCGGTGTTTGTGATTTCTATTGTTGTGAGTACCTCTTCTGTCGTACTGTTTTTGTGTGATTTCCATCTCCGAGTAGTAACGCACGCAACAGATGTAATGTCGTTTACAGTGTTCAATATTGTTTTGTAACTCTTTATGAGTTCGTTTGGTGTGAATATTGAGTTTTTGTTGGTCGAATCGACCAAGTTGGTCGAATATGAATCACATTCTGGTTCTGATGATACAGCCATAGAAGAATAAACATTAAATTTATTATAATTTTCGGTTTCTTCTATGTTATAGAGACAGCAAGATGAAGTTTTATGTGTTATTGGAAATCCGTTTGCACCAATGCCACTGGGTATGCCCAAAGGCATTGGCGGCTCGTCGGGGTCAAAGGGGCAAGGCCAAGGTCCGGGCCAGTCGCCCGGGATAATGTTGCGAGAATGGAATTGGATCTCATCATATTGATACATTTCCTGGTGATGGTCTAAGCAACCCACATATGAGGTA